GCCAGGACGCACGCCCCGAGACGTAACCCCGCAGCGCCTGACCCGCTACAGGACGAACCGGCGTGGACGGCATCTCGGCCACCGCTGTCAGGGCCGGCGCCACGGTCGAAGCCGTGACGGATATGGTGGGAGGTTCGTAGAGCGCGAGGTTCGCCGGGAGCGGCGGAGGCATCCAGCGGTGATGGCTCGGGGCCATGCTGGCCGCGGCGCGGAGTCCGGTCATGAAGCCCACGGCGAGGGCGAGGACGGTGACGAGGAGCAGGCGGAGGAAGGGCGTCACGGGACGCCTCTGGCGGCCGCGGCATGGCCCTCGCTGAATGGCCAGACCGCGTGCATGAGCTCATCGACTGTCGTGAAGATCCCCGTCGCCATGCGGTACATGAGCTCGGTGACGTGATGCCCGACGTCGTGGCCGAACTCGTCGGGGTCGAGCAGAATCCAGAGCGGCTTGCCGGCGCCGACGAACCAGCCCGCTTCGAGGTGCGCCGAGCGGCCGCAGGGCAGGACGAGGATGCAGCCCTCAGCCCAGGCCATCGCGCCGTAGTCGGACTCGAAGCCGGCGACGGCGATCGGATGGTCGAGGGCGGCGCGGTACTCCTCCGCCGTCCAAGCCGCCCATGCGGGATCGACGTCGGACCACGAGAAGCCGAGGTGGTCACCGTCCGGGGGATGCCGGAAGTCGTAGACCTCGTGGCCCTGGGCCCGCAGGTCGCCGACGAGCGACGGCTGGAGACAGTTTCGCCAGCTCGACGCGACGTAGAGCCTCACAGGAGCACCGTGGCGAGGAGGCGCAGGCCCGGGCGGGTCACCAGCCGTCTCCGAAGTGCGTCTTGTCCTTGCCGCACCCCGAGCAACGGCAAATCCAGACGGGCTCGTACCACGACGGCTCCAGGCTGCCCCACAGCTCCCACGTGTGCGGCAGCCGCTTCCGTTCGGCGAAGCACCAGCGCTCGATGGCGGGCTCCGACTTGAGCAGCGTGTCGTTGCCAGACCCGCAGATGGCGCCGGTGAAGATGGTCACGCCTCACGCTCCAGCGCAGCGAGGATGGCGGCGGCCAATCCTTCGGGCCATGCTCGCCGCCAGACGGTGTACCAGTTCTCGGGCATCCCGTAGACGGTTGTCGCGTCGAGGATGGCCTTCGCCAGCCCCTCCACCGTCACGAAGTGGACGCCGCGCTCGCGGAGGGCGACGCGGAGACGTTCAGCAGTTACGAGATAGAAACCGCCCTCTGTCTTTGGGTCAGCCTCGGCGAGCGCTTCGGCGAGCAAATCGGTCATCGGTCGGTGCCTTCGAGGGCGACATCAGCGAGAGGCTGGACCACCAGACATCGCTCACAGTCACAGGACTCCCCATGGCGTTCCGCGAGATCGTCATGGACACTCAGCACCGCCTCTCGCAGCCGCTCCGCGTCCCGGGCCAGGGCGAGGAGGCGGCGCAGGTCGCCCACGGTGCGGCCTCTTCGGATTTGGATTGGCTCGCTGTCGCGGAGGGGCGGCACCAGCTCCATGAGCCACCAGGCTTCGTCGAGCAGGTCGATGGGGTCGGTCATGTCGACTCCTCTCCGGGCCAGTCGTCGCGATAGGGAATGGCGCGGCCGGTCAGGCGGCGCCAGAACCGACGGAGCCTCGTGCGCCACGGGAGCCGGCGGGTCATCGCAGTGTCTCCGCATAGGTGACGGCGACCGCGAGGGCGGCCCACAGGTCGCCGTGGATGCCGTAGAGCGGGCCCGGCGCGCGTTTCGTGCCCTGGGCGGCCTTGCCCCCGAAGCGGTCGAGGAGCGCCTGGCGGATGTTCGGGTCCTTCGCCCTCGTGTCGCCGCAGATGGCGAGCTTCACTGCCCGGCGCGGGAGCCGGATGACCGGCAGCGGGTGGAGCGCCTCGGCGAAGCGGCCGGACCACCAGACCGTCTCGAAGACCTCCGCCCCGACGGCCATGCCGTAGGACTCGATCTTCTCGATGACGGCGACGCGACGGTCTGGGAAGAGGCCGATGCGGAGCTGGGCGACGAGTTCTTCATTCGGCTGGATCCCGGAGTCGATGACGACCTGCTGCTCGGCGTCAAAGGCAACCCACGCTGACTGCGCGGTCCCGGGGTCGATGGCGAGGATCACCGTCAGCCCCATCGGTCGTCGTCCGCTACCCGTGACGTTGCCCAGTCGGACCCTCGGCCCGCAACCGGCCCCGGGGTGGCGTCGTCGAGCGGCCACGGCTCGCCAGCGGCCTCGGTGCGCTCCCGGCAGGCCCGGGCGTCGAGGCAGCGCGGCACGGTGGCGAACGTCCGGCCCTCGACGGCCTCGCGGTAGCAGGCGATCGAGACGGCCACGATGCGGCGGTCATCGGACTCGTGGCCACAAATCAAGCAGCTCAAGCTGGTTAGGCGGTGCATCATGCCGGGGCCTCGGCCGGGCTGTCGAACCGCGTCGCCTCGTCGTCATCCGATGGCGATCTGACTGTCGCTGCCGCGCGGAGCACCTCCGCGAGTTTCGTCGGCCCCCGCTTCTGGTCGGCACGGACCTGGCGCACGCTCGTTCCCGTCGACCTCGGGTTCGTCGCCTGATCGCGTGGTGCCGTGCCGTTGGAACGAGGGTTCGTGCCCTTCGACCGCCGCCCCCGCTCGGCGGGGGGAGGGGGAGTATCTCTAGAATCTACGGACGGTTCGGACGGTTCGGACGGTTCGGACGGTTCGGACGGTTCGGGGGACGCGGTAACCGCGCTGCTACCGCGCGGTAACTGCTCTGTAGCCGCGCGGCGTTTCTCGTTCGCACGGGCCCATCGCTCGCGGAACGCGTCGCGACGTCCCTTCGCTGGTCCGAACCACCCGCGCCATGCTCGCGACTGCACGAGGCCATGCGAATCGAGCAGTCCGACGTGTCGGAGGGCATCGATTGCGGGTTGCGAGACGGGGATCAGAGCCGGCCAGGCGTCGTCGATCGTCAGCCGCCGGCCTGCCCGCCACGACTCGGCCAACAGCGCGGTGTAGGCGATGAATGCCGGGCCGAGCTGGTCAGGGGCATATCGCGCGAGCTTCCGCCACTTCGGGTCGTCGACGTACCCCGTCGACACGTCCATGACCGCGAACCCGTCATCCCGGCTCATGCGTGCGCCCAGCGCTCGACCAGCTCGTTCTGCGCAACATCGGTGGTCAGTCGCCAGCCCGGAATGTCGGCGAGGATCACGTCGGCGGCCACCCGACATGACCGACAGTAGACACGACCCCCCAGATGGTCGCCGCTGTAGCGGCGACCTAGCGACAGAGCGAGCGCGTCGCGCGCCTGGTGGAACATGCAGGGCGCAGAGCGGAGGCAGTCCTCGCAGATCATGGCACCCTCCGACAGCCGCCCGCGGCGCTGAACGCCTGGTGACTGACGCCGACGTTGTGCCGCCGGACCGCGAGCCAGACGTCGGACGCAAGCAGGCTGTCCGCCACCACGGGCGAGCCACAAGCGCAATCGCGGCTGACCGTCGCGTGGCGGCGCATGAGCTGGGGCACGGACTCGACCTCGATGAGGACGGTCACCGCAGGGCCTCCCGGTAGATCGGCGGCCGCGCCACGGCCAGGCGGTGCGTCTCGGGCACCTCGGCCTCGTAGCGATAGGCCCCGCCGCCCGGGTGCACCAGGCGCGCGCCGTGCTGGTTGACGAGGTGGAGCGCCTTGCCCTCGGCGACCGCGAACTGGGCCAGGCACAGGCCACAGGTGTAGGTCTCGGCAGCGCTGGTGCCGAAGGTGCCCGTGATCGTCCTCATACGGGTACCCCCAGCCGTTGCTGGCGCATCCGCCGGCGCGTCGCCTGCGCCTTCACCGCGGCCTCCGAGAGCTGCGCCGGCGTCCGGGCATGGGCCTTCGCCCGGCCCTTGGCGCTCGCGGCCGCAGGCCAGCCGGCGTGCATCCGTGGACCGACCTCGGGGTCCGCGTGCATGCGGACGGTCAGCTCGCTCTGGAGGCGGCGCCGCTCCGGTGTCCAGGAGGCCGAGCGGATCGCGAACTCGATCCTCGCCGGGCGCCGGTTGCCGTGGACCTCGAGCGGCAGCGGGCTGAACGGCCGCAGCGCGCAGGCCGCGGTTCGGCAGAGGCCCTCGGGCTCGCAGTCGTGGCACATCGCGCCGATGGCGCTCTCGAGCAGCCTCGCCCGCTCGTCGGCGAGCGCCAGGCCCGAGCGCAACTGGCGCCTCGCGGCCTCCGCCGTCCGGCCGTCGCCGGTCTGGCCGGCCCGGCGGGTCCGCCGACTCGCGAGCCGGAGGTTCCCGGCGATACGCTGGCAGGTCTCGGAGCAGTAGCGACGCGGCGCCCCGGTATCGTTGCGGAAGGTCCGCCCGCAACCCGCCCGCGCGCAGACGAAGGTCCGGGCGGCCACGATCATCTGGCCCAGCCGCGGCCACGCGAGCGCCGTCGCGAGCGAGAGTGCGACCTCGACCTTGGGCAGGATCAGGCCCCGCCGGTAGTTGTCGAGCGACGTGTGCCCGACCCCGGTGACGCGCTCGAGCTCCTTCAGCGGGATGCGGCGCCGGGCGCAGGCCTTGACGAGCTCGCGGCCGAAGGCGGCCGCCCTGACGGCCTTGGGCGAGTCGGGCGGGATGGTGTAGGTCATCCGTGGCACTCATCACGTCGGGCGTGGATGCGGTCACGACCACCACGGCGGACCTTGCAACCGCACAGGTGCCCGACACAGATGCCGTGCCCGGGCCACCCCCGCCCGGATGCCTCGAACTCGGCGAACGCCCGGAGTGTGAGGTTCGCCGCCCGCTCGCCGCGGTCCATGCCGCTCGTGATGTCAGCTCGACGTCGGACGGTCACATCGCCTCCAGGCGCTCGCAGCGCGAGCAGCGCGGGTCGGTGGGCAGCGCCGGGGCGTAGATGACGCGCTGGCCGGCGCGTCCGGGCTGGTAGCCGCAGGCGCTCTGCACGATCGGCCCATCGACGGTGGCGAAGAGGTGGGCGAAGCTCCAGCCGCCACCACGGCCGCGATCGGCGCGGTACCAGGCCGCCTTCGGCCGGCGGCGATCGCGGGCCTGGTAGTGGACGGCACGGACGCTGCGGTTCTGGCTGCAGACCGCGCATGCGCAGGAGCCATTGCAGACGTGGCCCGGCTTGTCCTGGGGCGTCAGCGGGTAGGGCACGAACTCGTGCAGCTCAGGCATCGTCATGCCCGCCCCGCCAGGGATCCAATGGCCCGTTCGAGGATCCGGTGCATGACTGGCGGCGTGACGGCGTTGCCGTATTGGCGGACCCGGTCGCGCTTGTTGCCGAGGACGAGGTACGTGTCGGGGAACGCCATCGCCCGCCCGATCTCGTGCGGCTCCAGCATCCGGAACCCGCAGTCCTCGACGTCGATCGCCGGTTCGACCAGCGCCGTCCGGTCGCGGGTATCGACGGTGCGGTGAGGGTCGGTGACGGACGAGAGCTGGCCGCCTTCGTGGTGATAGGCCGTGAGGAAAGGCACGACGAGGCTGTGATGGTCGATAGCCGTGATGGTCCCGGCGGGGTCGGTGACGGGCCGCGTCATCTCGGGCCCGCCGCTGTACTGGCGGATCAGGAGCGCGTGGCCAGCGTTGCCGGCGACGACGGTCGGCACCGGAGCGAGGTCCGCTGGGACCGCCTTTCCGTTCGTGCGAAGCGGCACGACGAGTGCTTGGCTCTGTTGGCCGGTCTGCGTGCCAATCGGTTCAGAGGCCGGCCTGACCCGCCTCGCGTCGCCCCGACCGCTATACGCCGTCTCGACGACGAGGGCATGCTGGGCTGTCGCGGTCTGCGTCGCGAGCGGTCGCCAGAGCGGCCACGTCCGGTAGTAGCCCGGCCGCTCGAACGTGTGCCCGGCCGCCTGCACGATGGCGGCCGGCCCATACCGCTCGAGGCCGGCCTGGATCCGCCGAAGCGTCGCCTCGGCAAGCGGCCGCTTGCGGTCGCCGATCCGCGGCGCCGGGAGCGACCAATCGATTGCCGCTGCGGCCGGCCAGGCATAGGGCGTCGCGACCTCGGCACAGACCGGGCAGCGGTAGACGTACTGGCTCCGGTACTTGCCGAACGGCCGTGTCGGGTCCTTCCAGCTCTGGATCGCCTCGACGTCGGCCAGGCAGCTCGGGCACCAAGCGACCGGTCGGAAGTCGAGGTCTGGCGCGGGGTTGCCGCGACGCCAGAAGACGACGTACAGCCGGTCGCGACTCTGGGGTGTCGGATGGGCGACGAAGCTGTTGATGTAGAGCGCCCGATGCTCGTAACCGAGCGCCTGCATCGCCGCGAGCCAGGCGTCGAATGGCTCCCAGCGGCGGACCTCGACGACGTTCTCGACGATGATGATCGCGTAGCGGTGGACCTCGGCGAACCGCGGGACGTCCCACATCGTGGCCCGGCTGCGCTCCTCGGCAGCATCGGCGTCGGGGTCCCAAATCGTCGAGCGGGCCTTGCGCGTTTTCGCCGAGCTGTGATTCGTACACTCGGGCGACGCGATCAGGACGTCGGTTCGCGGGTAGCGCCGCGGGTTGACCTGACTGACATCGGCGCAGTCGTGGTCGGCATCGGGGAAGTTCGAGTTGTGGGTCTCGATCGCGAGGCGCCAGTGGTTCGCGGCCATGACGAGGCGCGCGCCCGAGGCCTCCGCGCCGATCGACGAGCCGCCCGCGCCGCAGAAGAGGTCGGTGACGGTGATATCGAGGCTCATGAGGCCACGTCCCACGCGGGCCATCGCGGCCGCACGGCCTCAGCCCGTCGCAGCGTCGCCTCGGCCCGCTCCTGCGCTTCGAGCGTGGCGGACTGCTCACTGAGCCGATGCCCCAGGACACGGTTGCTAACCGCCAGCTCATCCGCCGTCCGGGCCAGCTGCACGCCCTGCTGCCCGGTCGCGATCGGGTTCTCCGCGAGCCGGAGTTCCTGGATCGCCTCCTCGACAGCCCTGCGGGGAAGGTCGAGGGCGCGCCGGAGCTCGTCGATCGTCCACGTCTCGCCCGAGATGGTCAGGAGCATGAGGACGCGCTCCGCCGGGCTCATGCCCGACTCGCTTTGCCGAGTTCGCGGGCGGCTCGCCAGGCGCCAGCTACGGCGTCGGCGGGGAGCCACTCGCAGACGGGCGCGACGGACCGCAGGAAGGCCCCCAGCCGTTCGATGTCGCCCGCCGTCCCCGCAGCACAGGCCCTCTGGGCTCGTTCGTCCCGGACCGCGGCGTTGAGAATCTCGAGGGGAAATGCAATCGCATTGACCGTCTCGTCGAGGGCGAGCGCCCGTTCATGTGCGGCGCAGACGAGGTTGCGGACCGAGCCGATATCGAGCAGCGGCCGGCGCTCGTCAGCGCCCATCACGAGTACTCCCGGTGATTGCCCATCGCCTGGGCCACCGACAGCGGCCGCTCGCCCGCCTCGCGGCGGTGGGCCTGGAACGTGGCCGCCAGCTCGGCTGGCAGAGCGCCCTTCTCAGTCATGGCGGCCCCGCAGCTGCACCGAAGCTGGCCGCGGCGGAAGCTCACGTCGGCGACGGTGTGGGAGCGGGTCACGGCAGCCACGCCAGGTGGACGGCGACCCATAGGAGAATGACGCTCACCAGAACGAGCGTGCCCACGGCGGTCAGCGCGCAGCCTGCTCCGGTCCAGATCTCATGGTCGGTCGTCCTGTCCGCTGGGCCTCGGTGCTCAGGTGGCTTTGCGAGGGACTGCGAGAGGATGAGCACACCGGCGACGAAGCCCATGAAGGCGACGAAGGCCGCGACGGTGATGACGTCATCGAGCCGAACCATCATGGCGTCGGCCCGCGCTGCATGCCCTCGCTCCCATCCGCGACGGTGCCGGCGCCTCGCCGCTGCCGCTTCCGTGTGCTGTCGGCGGCCGGCGCGGGACTGTGGGCGAGGAAGTGGGGGCCCGCGTGCGCGGTGGCGAGGGTGCATTCGGGGTAGGGGCAGGTCGTGCTCTTCGGGCGCTCGAAGGGCAGCACGACGGCCTGCGCCGGCTCCTGGCGCCCGAGGCCCGGCTCGAACAGCTCCAGCTGGCGGTCGAAGAGCGCGATGCCTTCCTGCCAGGCGCCGTAGTGGCGGACGACGAAGCTGAACTCCTCAAGATCGTGCTTCTCGACGCGCAGGGCGCCCTTGTCGGACATCGCGCCATGGGAGAGCTCGTGGGCGATCAGCGCCTCTTGCTCCGAGGGCCCGAGGCGGCCCCAGGCCCACTCCTCGACGCGCACGATCGCGTCGTAGCCGGTGAGGCCGTGCCAGAGCGGCGGCACCTTGACGAAGCGCGCCAGGATGTTGCAGCCGCCCTCGTCCTTCGGCGTGGAGCCGCGCACGATGACGCCGCCGAGCTTGAAGTTGAGCGACCAGCCGAAGTGGTCGGGGAAGAGGCGCACGACGCGCGCCATGACAGTCTCGATTTCAGGGCTCACCTCGTAAACCGTGGGGGCCTTCGGCTCGGCCTCGCGCCGGCGCCGGGCTGCTGATCCTCGGGGCATGACGACCTCCTCCTATGCGATCGGTGCGAAACCCGCGAGGTATTCGCGCTCCTCATCCCGGTGCGCCGACGCCCAGCCCCCGACGTTCGCCCACCAGCACAGCGCGACGAGATGGGCGGGATCGCTGGGCGCCCGTCTGCCCATCGTCGGCGCGTCGTGGACGTGATCGACGGTGAGCTTCGCGAGGTCGCCCGGCCCATGGGAGCGGCCCCACATGTCCCGACAGATGTGGGTCCGGTCGAGGCGGTACGCAAAACAGCAGGCATCGCGCCGAAGCACGGCGCGATGCAGCTCGGGCGAGACGACGTCGCGGCTCATCAGAAGGGGAGGTCTGCGACTGTCTGCTCGTCCGCCAGGCTCTTGGCCAGCTCGTCGCGCAACAGCAGACGCTGCGCATCGCTCAGGCGCTCGTTGCGCGGATGATTGGGGAACAGGGCCTTCGCGGTCGCCTGGGCTACATCGTTCTCGACCCGGTTCTCGGCGAGCCAGGCGGCCAGGGCATCACCGCTCAGTCCGGGGGCGACCGTGGCCGAGTCACTCCCAAGGCGGGGCTCGGTTGCGGCGACGGCATCGGCGAGTGTCCGCGGCTTGGGCGGTACGACGATCTCGCCCGTCTCGGTGTCGACGTCGACGCGCTGGGCGCCGGTGACCGACTCGACCTCGACCTCGTCGAGCCAGCCGAGACCCGCCAGTGAGAGCGTCAGGCGTCGCTTGGCCTTCGTCTCCGCCTTCATCATCGCGTTCGCCTTGGCCTCGCCCTTGAGGCCCGCGATGGCCACGGCACCCGTGGCGCTGTCCGTCCGTCCCGTGCGATCGGTGCCACAGGCCGTGACGACGTAGATCTCGTCGAGGACTTGACTCCCCAGCGTCGTGACGCTGATCCCCCGGATGGTGCGGAGCTGATCCGTGGCGTCCCGCTTCGCGTAGAGCACGAGCTTGCCATTGAGCATCAGGTAGTCGAACGGCTTGGTGAACGGGTTGAGCCCGATCGATTCGCAGACCGTCCGGTAGTAGGCCACGCGGTCAGCGGCGCTCAGCTTGCTGAGGTCGCCTCCGATGACGACCTGCTCGAGCAGCTCGGCCCGCCCATCCTTGACCATGAGTTCACTCGCCACGGTCGGTTCCTCCTCCGCTGTAGGTGAGCCGGAACGGCCGGCTACCGGGCACCGTCGTCGTCTGTGCCTCGACGTAGGACCTGACGTCCAGACCATTGGCCTCCGCCGCATCGAGCGCGGCCTTCCAGTCGGTGAGGACCCGATCCTTCGTCGGCTTCCACGTGACGCGCCAGCCGCCGCCCACGAGCGCGAGCCCGCCGGCCATCGAGTCCTTGAGGAGGTCCGTCACGCGCTGTTCGTCGAGCTCCAGTGAGGAGAGGCGCATGCGGAGCGCGCGCAGCGCCGCCACGAGCTCCTCCTGTTCCGTGGTGGCCTGGTCGACGGCCTCGCGGATCGGGCCGTAGGGCGACACCGGCTCGCCCTGCACGATGTGGCGCTCGTACCATTCATTGAGCCGGTCGCACATCGCCGCGGCCACCAGTCGCACCGCCGGGACTTCGTAGAGGTGGAGGTCCTGAAACGTCATGAGGGCCACCGTGGCCACGGCGTAGCCCGTCAGGGCGAGCTCGGTCTGCACCTGGGCCTCGACGTGGAGTGGCACGCCATATTCGCCGAGCTCGTCGCGCTCGTCATAGGCGCGGCCCTTCGTCTTGATCTGCACGAGCCGGCGCTGGCCGATGACCGCCCGGTCGGGATGGCAGAACAGATTGGGCCAGCGCGGATCCCGGACCGTCCGGTTGACGCGCCGCAGCCGGACGCCGAGTTCCTCGGCCGTCCAGTCCGCCGCCACCTGCTCGAGGCGCTTGCCGCGCGCCATGGCGGGCGTCTCCACCTTCGCCGGCGCGCGCCCGGTCAGGCGCCGCCAGAGGTCGTAGGGCGTTTCGAACGGCGAGAGGCCGAGCACCACGGATGCTTGGCTCGCACCGATGCCCTTGAGGGACTGCCGATACGCCTCCCATTCGGGCGATGTCTGCGCGATCACCATCTTCCCCTGCTCCTCCTTAGACCTGAGTTAGGTCGTGGCCGCCCCGGCGGCGATCTCTCCCGGCTTCGTATCCGGTCCGCCAGCCCCGCCGGACGGGGCGACTGCGGACGCCATGCGGCCACGAGCGAGCCCCCGTGAGACCGGGGGAAGCCACGCGGAGGCTCGCTCGGAGTCGGAAAGCGTCATCGGCCGATGACCTGGATGCCGCCCACCACGCTGGTCGGCAGCTCGTTGCGCACGGCGCGGCCGGCCCAGCCCTCAATGGGGGTGAGGGCGAGGCCCGTGCTCTCGATGCTCGCGCGGCAGTCGGCGCAGAGGGACCGAACGTGCCTCGATGGGAAGGCCCGGAACAGGTCCACGGCTGCCCGGCGGCAGTCGCGGTACTGGCACCTCATGACGCCGCCTTCGCCAGCCTGCTGTTGGGATGGCACCCCTTCCGGCAATCGGAGCACTTGCCCTGTCGCGTTTCGGAGGCGCAGATGACATCGCCGGTATCCGGCCGCGGGGAGGGCTGCGCGTACCAGACATCCGGAGGCGTGTGGCAGTTACAGCGGCACCAGCACGGCGTCCAGGTGCGGGCCGTCCTCATTGCAGCCGTCTCGATGTGTTGCGCCGTCGGGCGTCGCGCCGCTCGCGCGTGCCGCTGAGCCATTCCGCCGCGAAGCCGATGGCGAAGGCCACGCCGAGCAGGGCAAGCGTCACGAGGAACCAGGCGACGAACTGCATCAGCGGTCGCCCCAGGCGTAGCGCAGCTCAAGCTCGGTCATCGGACCGTCGGTCCTTCGTTCGGGCGTCAGGAGGAACAGCAGCGCCTCGTGGAGCAGCGCGCCGCGCGCGTACCAGTCGGTCCCCGCGGCCGCCCAGCGCTCGGCGTACTCGACGTCGACCTCGGCCATGAGGAGGGCCAGCGTGAGCACCGCCGGGGGGACGCAGCGGCGCACGGTCGCGAGGTCGCACGGGTCGCGGACCTCCAGGCCCCCCGCCGCGATGGCGCCCGCGGCGGCCAGCATGTCGTTCAACTCGGCGACAGCGGTCGTGACCGTCTCAGAGCGCCCAGGAGCCTCTGAGCGGGCCGACGTGGTCATGGACACGACCCCTGCCCCCTGCGCAGCTATTAGGGCGGTTCCCGCCTGCCACGGCAGCTGCTGGCGGGTCATGCCGTCCCTCCCCGCTGGCGCAGGTGGCGGTCGGCGGCCATGACGATGGCCCCGGCCTCATGGAGGGCGAGGTCCGGGCGGTCCGACTGTGCGGCGAGGTAGACGCGGTAGGCGTGGGCGCGCACGTCGACGGCGAAGGCCGCCCCTTCGTGCCGGAGCGCCCGGACCTCGTCGCGGAGGTTGGCGTTGACGCGGCGCGCGCCGTCGAGCGACTGCGAGAGCGTGGCGACCGTCGGGCGGCCGCGGCCGAGCGGAACGAGGGTGGCGGTGGCCATCAGGCGGTTGCCTCGGCCCGGTTGTAACCGGTCGGAATCTGGTGCCGCTTCATCCACTCGACGACGGTGGAGCGGGTAATGCCCAGCTCGACGGCGATCTGCTCTTGCGTCAGGCCCCTGTCCTGGTAGAGGTCGCGGAGCACGTCGCGAATGTCACGCCCGAGACGTGCCTCGATGATCTGCTCCGCTCGACTCTTGAGCACCGCCGGATATTCGGTGTCGGCCATCGCCAGCACTGTAGGGTATTCCCCACAATGCTGTCAAGCCCCAACATTCGGCCATGATTCCGACGTTGACGGCCCTGCCAGGCAGAGTGCGGGACACCCGCGTCAGTGAGGGTTTGCGCGCGGTTAGGCTGGCCGCGATGCTGTCGGAGGAAGAGCGGAAGGCACGGATCGCCTACGTCATCAGGATGGCGCGGGAGCACCGTGGCCTAACACCGCCGCAGTTGGCGGACAAGGTCGGGCGGGGGCGGGGAACGGTGAACGATTGGGAGGCCGAGCGGTCTACCCCGAGTCTCGTCGACCTCGGTCCGCTCTGCGCTGCCCTCAGCGTCGAGCCCCGCATCTTCGCCGAGCTTCCGCCTATTCCTGCCGACCCGATCGCGGAGTACCTCGTCCCGACGGCCGAATCTGCTGTGGAAGAAGGGACGCGGCGGGGTCGGAAACGCCGAGCCGCGCCAGCTCCAAGTAAGCCCACTCGGTTGCCACGGCTACCTGTTCGCGATACCGAAGCAGGACGCGGATGATGGCGCGGTCGCGTGGCGACTCCGGATCGGTGACGGACATGGGGCACCCCCTCGGCGTGGTCCCTCGATGCGGCGGGGCCGTCGGGCGGTCAAGTGAGGATGGACTCGTGCCAGCGGTCTGTCACCGGGCTTATCCACCGACGGTGACCGTGGGCACCGGAGGAAGGTCCGGGAGACTCCGGCGATAGACGAAGGGGAGGGGGACATGGAGTTCGGCTTCCGTCCTTGGCTCCTGATGCTACCCATGCCGCCGCGGGCTCGCGGCATCCTCATGCGTCGCTTCGGCGCGAGGGTCGGGCACAACGTCCGCGTGCACCCGATCCGCGTGATGAACGCCGCATGGCGGAACCTGACCATCGAGGATGACTGCTACCTGGGGCCGGATACGCTCTTGGACCTCGCGGATGGTCTCGTGATCGGCCGCGGCGCCGTGCTGGCAGCGCGGGTATCGGTGTTGACCCATCAGGATGCCGGCTCCGCGCATGCGAGTCCCACGACGAGACGCGTCCCGACATTCCATCGGCCGACGCACATCGGCGCCTTCGGTTTCGTGGGTATCGGCGCGATCGTCCTGGCCGGTTGTGATGTCGGCGACGGCGCGGTGGTCGGGGCGGGTGCCGTCGTGACGCGGCCCGTCCCCGATTGCACGACTGTCACAGGCGCGCCCGCCCGCTAGCGCCGCGAGGCGGGGGGACTTCGTCTTGGGCATCGGTGGTTCTCCTCTCAGCCATAGATGACCTGGAGCGACGGGCGGTAGGCCGTCGTCGCGTGATCCACGCTGTAGATGCCATAGGGGTTCTGGCCGCCGGTCTTGCCTGTGTGACCCCCGAGGATGAGGCGCAGCGTCGTGTCGCCTGCGGCGAGCGCGTCTCGCACCAGCCCGGTGATGTCGAGGACGAGCGGGCTGCCGGCGATGAGGTTCGTGACGAGGAGTCCGGCGTACTTTTCGGTGTCCACATCGTTGCCGTCTGACCGAGCACCGGCCGTCGTCCAGTTGTTGCCGGTGGACCAGATGTTCCACGTCGCCTGGCCGGCGACGAACGCCAGCCGCAGCCGTCGGGCCTCCAGCCGCATCCAGCTCGCCTCGTTGATGCCGGCCGTGAGGGCGTTCCCCAAGCTCGATATCCGCATGACGAGCCGTGCGAGGCCCACGGACTTCCCGGTGAGAGCCGAGATGTCGAAGGCCAGCAGCGGGTGCTGACTCCAGGCAGCCTCTGCCCATGAGTTGGCGATGCCGAGTTCCGTGGCGCTGCCGTAGTTCGTCGTCGTGGCAGCTTGGTTGATATAGGTGTCGGACGATGGCGGCGTGATGAGCACGCCCGCCCCGCTGCCACCACCACCCCGACCGGATAGTCCAAATGGTCCTTGCCTGTCCCGACCGAGTCCGGGCATCAATAATCTCCACCGAGCGCGAGGACGGTCACAGTCTTCGCGGCGGTGACGGCGACCTTGACCGCACCCTCCAGCGTCCAGAGGGTCGGCAGCCAGAGCGTCCCGTCGGCCGCGAGCCCCGGCAGCTTCGCCGCGTCGAGCCCGTTCACCGCGTTCGAGGCCGCGGTAGTACCAGCGCCGATGGCGACCGGGATCGTCCCGAGCGCGAACGAGGTCGTGCCGTCCTTCAGGAACAGGTCGAGGTTCATCAGCGCGGTGTCATCGGACGTGATGTTGAGGTCGGTGAGCAGCGAGCCGTTCGCCCCGGCGGTGAAGAGCGTCTTCTTCGCCGTGCCGTCGGCGTTGACGAACGTCACGCCCTTGCAGTTCGAGGCAAGGACGTAGATCGGGTCGATGTTGGCGGCCATCGTGCTCCTCTCAGCGGAAGGTGAGTGCGGCGTAGACCTTCGCGATCCGCAAAGCGCGCGCGTCGGCGCCGCCGGCCGCGTCGGCTGCTGTCTTGATGCGCACGACGCCCCCGCCCTCGTCGGTCAGGTCGCTGTTGCCGACCTTGATCTTGCTGATGCCCCCGACCGAGGGTGTCCCGTCGGCCTCCTCGACGGTGATGCTGCCGGCGGCCACGGTCTGCCACGTGCGGTCATCGCGGAGGAACTTCGTCCCATCGGGAGTGCCGGTCGCGATCTGCGCCGCTGGCACCTTCGTCCCGGAGTCGAGCGAGGCGTAGCCGGAGGCCGCCGCCTTCTCGGATTCCTTCTGATATTGCGTGTGGTCGTCGTCGGCCAGACCGACAAGGCCGCCATGGTCCAGGCCCACAGTCGTCGCGACCTGCTGAAGCACGCTCTCGACGGTCTTCGGCGCCGTCCAGTTGACCTCTAGGTAGACCTGGCGGACCTTCGTGTTGAGGTAGTTGGAACCATCCTGGCCGACGCCGGCCTGGAGATGCCGAAGGTCATCGAGCGTCCAGGGCAGCGAGTCCCAGGGCCGCGTGGTGAGCGTCACGGTATCCGGCGTGGGGGCATCCACCGGATTGAACTGGTGGACATTGGAGATGACGCCGGTTTGCGGGTCGCGCATCTTGATGAACGCGTCGCTGTGCGGGTTGGGCGCGCTGCAGTTCGCGTAGAGCGTGATGCTCGTGATGCGCTTGCTCGCGTCGAGCGCCGTGGCCGCGAGGCCGTGGATGACGTACCAGGGCGTGTTGTCAGCCGTCGCCACGTAATAGTCGGTCGTGTCGAGGACCGCCTCGTCCACGAGATTCCAGCCCGTGGAGCCGGACGGGACGTAGGTGATGGCCGCGAGCGTCTCGGCGTCGCTCGTCGGGCGCAGCGTCTCGGTGCCCGACGCGGGCGAGGGGGCCGTGAACAGCGCCCCGGCATCGGCGACCTTGACCTGCAACGCATCGAGGAAGGCGCGGGACGGCTCCAGTTCGACCGCCGCGATGCCGCCGGAGGCATGGACGCGCAGCGAGTCCGTGAAGTCGAGCGTCGTGAGGTCGGTGACCTTGCTCGTGCCCTGCTGCTTGACGGCCTCGGGCGCGGTGCTCGTCGCACCGCCGGAGAGCCGGACGATCGCCTGCGTCGAGCCGCCAGCCTCGAAGATCCCGAAGGTCCCGATCGGCGGCAGGGTCGAGGTGCCCTGCGCCTTGCCCGCCGTCGCGGAACTCGATGCGAACTGGCCGCGCGTCACGGCCGCGGCGACGAGGACCAGCGTCCGCCCGCTCACCATGACCGCTGCGCCGTCGCCGTCGGCGGGCGCCACGGCCTCCCACTCTCCCGCGAGCGCGCCCGTCGTGATGACGCGCCCCACGACGACGCCGAGGGTATCGCGGCTGTTGGCCGCGCTGGTCAGGATGACGCGCGTGTCGTCGTTGGTGCTCTTCAGCTTCACGAGCGAGTAGAGGGCGATGGTCGCGCCGCTGACGTTCGAGTAGAGCAGGACCACGCCGCGACCGAGGCCCTGGTCGTTGCCCGTGCCGCCGAAGCGGATCGGCAAGAGCCGCTGAACCTGCGCTACGAGGTCGATGAGCAACATGGTCAAGCGCTTACCGGATACGTGAACAGTGTGACGGAGCCCGAGGGCGGCGGGGCATCGAGCGTCGCCGTCTTCGCCGTGCCGTCGAGCACCAGGCCGCCGGTCGGCTGTTCGAGGCCGTTGATGCTGTAGTTCACCGGCCCGGCACCGGTCCAGCCGATGAGCGTGAAGAGCCGGTTGAGGCCGTCCACCGCGCCGTAGCCCGCCACGCCCGGCGCCATGCCCGTTACCCCGCTCGCGAACTGCGCGACGCAGACCGTCGAGATGCCGAGGTTGCTGTAGGCGCCGCTCTGACCGCGGCCGTCATCGTGGGGGTTGCCGAAGTAGGCCGCCGCGTTGCAGAAGAACGCGTCGCGGGCGCAGAGCCAGCGGGGATGGAAGATGAGCCAGTTCTCGCCGCCCCACGAGACCAGGGAGCGCGGGAGGTAGATGGTCGTGCTGCCGGACTCGGGACCGCCCGCGATGGGGCTGCCCTGGCCGAACTTCGTCATGGCGCCCTGCAGGAGGCGAATCTCCCAGCCGCCGGTGTAGGTCGTCTTGCTGATGGCGCTGGCGTTGATGGTCACGAGCAGCCCGAGGTTCGTCACGGCGTCGGCGGGTGCGGTGAACTTGAAACCGAGATCCTCGTCGTTATAGCCGGACCAACCGCCACCGCCGGGGAGGCAGCCGACCGTGGTATAGGCGCTGTTGAACCAGACCCACGAGCCGAACTCACTGGTCGCGGCCGCGATGCCCGAAACGCTGTCCTCGCCGTCCCGGCGCCGAGCGAAATGCGGCTCCGGGGTGCCGGAGCAGGATGCGCCCGCGGTGACGGGGGCGCGTCCGGTGACCTGTGCCAGGTCCTCACAGGTCACGATGCAGGGCTGCGCACCCTTCTTCCCCGTGAGCGTGCCCGTGAGCGTGTCCAGCGTCGCCAGCGGATCGAAGGGGATGTCGGTGAACTCGATCGTGGGATCGGCCTCGCCGCCCTCCGTCTCGTCGAGCTGGATGGCCTTGATCTGCGCCGGCGAGCTGCTGTACTCGCCGGGGATGTTGACGATGACCTTGTCGCCCTCGCGGTAGTCGGTGAAGGGCCGGTAGTGCCCGGCGCCGACCTCGGACCCGTCGTCGGCCCCGTAGGTCACGCCGATCGTCTGCGGACCGTCCGCCCGGTTCTTCAGGCGCTTCAGCGCCTGCTGGCCCGCTTTCGTCAGCTCCGAAGTCGTGGCCGTCGCCTCGTACTGCACGAACCCCTCGCGCCGGCCGATCTTTGGGTCGGCCTCGATGGCCGCGTCGATGACCTCGGTGAAGATCATCACGCCGGCCTTCGTCTTGCCCTGCACGAGCATCCGGCTCTTCACGGGCGACGCGTGGATCGCGCGGGTTGCCGCTTCGCGGATGTTCACGCCCTTGTTGAACGTGATCGAGGCCGTCATGTCGCGGCTGTAGTCGTTGTACGCCTGGAGCACGAGCGCGGGCGTCATCCGTACCTGGAGCCCGACGTCCTGGAGCTTCGCGATGGCGCTGAGGTGGTCGAGGCCGACCGGCAGGGCGAAGTCGCCCGTGAAGCTCGGCCAGGCGACGCCTGCCGAGTCGAGGGTCGCCGTGAAGTCCTGGGTCGCGTCGGCGATCGGGGAGGGCGTCCGCGCCGCGGCCTCGTCGTAGATGCGGTTGAGGATCGCGCCGTACTTGCTGTTCGTCCAGCGCCACTCGCCGTCGACCGGCTGATCCGGGCCGAGCGTGTTGACGTGGTACATGATCGCCCGCTGGACGTAGGTCAGGATGCCGCGCCCGCCGCGCAGGTAGTCCTCACCGCCCTCCTCGTCGGGGCTGACGGTGACATCCTCGCCCTCGTCGATGAAGAAGGCGAAGACGTAGCGCGCGTCGTTGTAGGCGAAGGGACCACCGGCGACGAGCCGGACGCGGATCAGGGCGCCGGTGACGACCCAGGCGGCCTGCGCGTCGTGGCGGTTGATGCTGAACTTGCCCGAGCCCAGCGCGTCGTGCTCGACGCGCATCGTCTTGCCGAAGGCGCTGGTCAGCTCCCCGGTCGCCGTCCCCTTCAGGCCATTGGCGGGCCACAGGTCGAAGTAGAGCGCGCCCATTTAGGTGATGGTCCACTCGGGGGCGACGCTCTCAAGCTCGATCGACACGCTCGCGAACGAGGGGCTCAGATCTTCGCTCCATGCATCGCCCCAGATCATCGTCAACGTCCGCGCTGCGATGGTCCCCGTCCCGCCGTTCTCCAGCGTTGCTACGAGGCTCCGGCTGACCGTCGGGTCGAAGAGCGCCTTCAGCGCCGCGACCTGGGTCCGGAAGCTGCTCCGCTGCGCCGCCTCGCCCGATCCCGTGCCCGCCACGTAGCCGAAAAGCTCGATGATCCGCCGATCCTTCACGCGGTTCCGAAGACGCCGCCCGACCGCGCTGGGGATGATCGTGTCGATGCCTCGGACCTCCGGGATCTCGTTGAGCCCGCGCCGGATCTCCAGGAAGGTCCCGATCGACGAGTTCTGGATGTCCGTGCCCCCGTAGGTGAGCCCGATCACCGCGAGCGCGTTAGCCACTGCTCACCCCTCCGAGGTAGCCGAGCGAAGCGAGGCGTCGCATCGGCCGCGCCACGTCCTCCGGCGTCACGGCCTTCAGGAGGCCGGTCACGGGAACCGTGATGTTGTAGGTGTTGTCGCCGGTCGCCTTGGGCCCCGCTGCGGTGACGACGGCGCTACCCTGCCGAACGGCGGCCGCGTCCGCAGCCCGGATAACCATCTCGCCAGCCTGGAGGAAGGCGGGACCCGTCAGGGGGATGTTCCATGCACCACTGTGGTGCCCGGGGAGCGGCTTGGGGGCTGGGGTCGGCGAGTTCATGTGGAGGGCCCAGATCTCGGACCCCTTCAGCGACGCCAGCGCGGAGGCCTTCACGGCCGCCGCGAACGCATCTCCGGCATCGGCACCAGCCTTGGCGGCGGGGACCTTCAGCGACTCCAGCACGGCGCTCACGGCTGCCACCGCCGCCGCCGCCGACGCGCGGATCGTCGGATCCTTCGAGCGCATCCCGGCCGCCAGCTTGTCCATCGCGACCTGCCCGAGGCCGTGGGCGCTTCGGAGCTCGGCGAGGCGCTCGAGGATGATCTTCTGCGTCGCGATGGCCTGGGCCTTCACGGCAGGATCCTTCGAGCGGAGACCCTTCGCGAGGTCCGTGCTCGTCAGTTGGCCGGCGAGCCGGGCGGCTTCCTGCGTGCTGCTCATCTGATTCTTGAGCATCCCCTGGAGGGTGGCGAAGGCGTCGAGCGGCTGCTGGCGCGCCGACTCGATGCCCGCGGCCAGCGCGGTCATCCCGTCGATGCCGGTCTGGGTCGCCACCTTGTCGATGCCCAGGTACGTCATCGCCGTGCCGAAGGTGGTGACGACGTCCGCCGCGGCGACCTCGACGGCCGGCAGCCCCGTCTCGACGCCGGTGGCGAAGCCCGTCGTCGCGGCCGCGCCGGCGGCCGTGACCGAGTCGCCCATGCCGAGCGAGCCCCGCGTGAGCCCGGATGCGAACGCGACGGGGACGCTCTCGCCAGCGGCCTTCGCATCCGCCTTCGCCTGCTGTGTCAGGGAATGGATCCCGCCGGGTGACCTGAATGCCTCGGGGAGGAGCTTCCTGAACTCCGTCCCGATTACCACGCCCGCCGCGAGGATCGCCGCCGGGATAGCCAGCGCTGCAGCGAGCCCCAGCGCCCGTCCCAGGATCCCACCGAGCGTCGTGCCGGCGGCGATCGCGGCCGGCGCCGCCTCTGCCGCCACGACAGCCTGGCCGGCCGCGACTCCTGCCCCTTCGACAGCGACCGCGGTCGAGGCCGTCGCCCCGCCCATCGCCGCGCCGGTGGTCGCCCCCGACGCGATGGCCGGGGGCAGGATGAGCGCGAGAAGCTTCGGGCCGAAGAAGCCGGCGAGGCCCCCGAGCGCGCCCCCGATGGCCCGCGTGAGTCCCGGCCCGAAGGTCATGGCGATGATTTGCGGCAGGGGGCCGAACTTGGCGAGCATCTCGCCGACCCCCAGTCCGAACGTCTCCAGCGAAGCGAGGAACTTTCGGCCACTCGCGGCGACGCCCTCGTCCATCGTCTTGAAGGCCGCATTGACGCTGCCCGTCGCCTCGCCCATCTGGCCGATCTTGTCCGCAGCGACATCAGACTGCGCTCCGGTCAGAGCGAGAACCGCGGTTAGTGCCTCGGCCGAGCCGAGCATCTCGGCGAGCTGCTGCGTACTACCGCCGGTGACCTTCGTCAGGCCGTCCAAGGTGCCCATGAGCCCGAGCGACTGGACTGCCGCCTGGCCAGATTCGAAGCCCATGGCCTTGAGCCCAGCCGCCATCTGCGGATTGGTCTTGATGAGCGCGGTCATGACGGCCTTCTGCTGCGTCATCACCTCGGCCGTGTTGCCCGTGACGCCCGAGAGGGTCGCCGTGATCCCGAACAGCTCCTCCTGCTGGACGCCGAGGGCAGCCGCGAGCGGCGTGACCTTGCCGATCGAGGCGGCCAGTTCGGGATACGTTGTCTGGCCGAGCTTGACCGTCGTGAAAGCGAGGTCAGCGACCTTCTTGACGGCCTCGGCCGACGTGTCGCCGTAGGCCTTCGTCACGGCCGAAAGCAGGTTGACCGAGTCCTGTGTCGAAGCAGCTCCCGCGACCGCCGCCTCGTTCGCAGTCCGTAGGAAATCGAACACGTTCTCGGGCGGGACGCCGGCGGAGATCGCCTGGTAGAGCGCGGGGATCACCTCGTCGGTCGTCCTGCCGGTCTCGCGGGCAAAGGCCTTCACGTCCTCGGTCATCTGGCCCATCGCCGACTGGCTCAAATCCGGAAGGAGCGTGAAGACCTCGTTCATCCGCTCCTGGAAGTGCCCGAATGCGATCGCTGAACTCGCGAGACCGCCGACGACGGCCGCGCCGATGCCCGCGCCCAAGGCACCGCCGGAGGCGCGCTTGAGCGACGCGCCAAAGGTCTGGTTGAAGGATTGCCCGGCCTTCTGCCCGGCCTTCTGGGCATCGACGACGAGCTGGCCGTCCTCACCGCGGAGCGCGAAGAAGATGTCCCCGATCTGGATGGCTCAGGCCCTCCCTTCTCTCACGGCACCCGGGAACATCGCGGCGAGGCGGGCGAGCGTCGCTGTTCGCGCAGCGGGATCGCGGACCAGCTCCGGCCCCCGGGCATAGGCCGGCAGGGCGTCACCGCGCACCTTCGCCCGACCGATGGCCACCTCACCCGCGAGGTAACCGTCACGGACGCCGACGTACAGCTCGGCGAGCCGTTCCCGGCCCTCCCGCGTGACGCGCTGCTGGCCCGCGTCCCAGAGCATCTCTAGCGCGGCCGCGTCGAGGCGCGCTTCGAGCGCTTGGGGGTCGAGGCCCCAGTGGGCGAGGGCCCATTCGTAGAGCTCGGGGAGCTCGATCCGGCGACCCTCCGGGCGACCAGGGCGACCAGAAGCAGCCACGGGCTCTCGGCGAAATAGGACGCCGCCGCGATCATCTGCTCGGCGGCGTGGCCGAGCTGCATCGAGTCGGCGTTGTCCTCGAGCCATGCGCGATCACCGAGCGCCCCGGTGCGGTCGTAACTGGTGATGACGTCGAGGAGCACATCGTCCGACAGGTTGGTGAACTCCGAGACATCCCCCAGCGTCCAGGTGTCAACGGTTGCGGGCACGGAAAAGCCGCTCGGCCGATCCGCATAGATCGCGGCTAGCCATTCGCGACCGGCGCGGAGGGGCAGCGTCGGGACGATCTTCTCGACGCCGCCCACCGCGATCCGAAGGACCATCGCGAGACGATCCTCCGGGCTACGGGTGTCCATCTCAGTTGCTGAACACGATGGTGAACGGCACGACGCGCGGCGCGGCGGGGTCGTAGTAGCCGCTGAACTTCATCGCCAGTCCGAGCGGCGCCGCCGGGTCGTCGCTGAACTCCATCGCCTGGGATTCGGCGCTCATGGCATCGGTGATCGTGAGGATGAGCGTGCGGCCGTCGGCGCCGATGTCGGTCAGGACGAGGTCCTGATAGGCCGACGAGTCGATGCGCCCGAGCGTCCACGCGATCGTCGTCCCGCCGAGGCCCGTGACCTCGATGACCCACTCGTCGAGCCCATGATCGCGGGTGAGCGGGATGGCGAAGTCGAGGCCGGTGCCCGCGGGTCCGGTCGTCCCGACCGCGGTGAGGACGCGGGTCTCGTAGTGGCCGACGTAGCCGATGCGGACGAAGTCCCCGATGCTGAGAGCGGTGACGCTGTCGATCTTGATGTTCGTGGCCCCGGCGACAGACGGAGCGGCGAGAACCGTCCCGGTGACGGTCTTGACATCTTCACCGTTGGCATGATCGATGAGCAGGCCGCCACCGGCGCTGTTCTCGACGACGGTGTTCCCACCGCCCGCGGTGCCGACCGTCGTGACCTTCACGACCTCGCAGGCAGCCTCGGTCAGCGTGGTGCCGATGCGGATGAAGTCGTTGACGTTGACGGTCGTGACGCTGGTCAAGCTGATGATGGTCGCCCCGAGGGCGGGGTCGGCGGCGAGCGTCGTGGTGAGTCCGGCCCTGGGCTGGCCGACCGATGCCGACGAGGTCGCGGTGCAGCCCGGGAGCGCCCAGGCGAGCTTCTGCGCGGTGATCTCGTTCACCTCGAACTCGACCGAGGGGACCGCCTTGCGGTTGATCGCCGTGCCCTTGACGGGGCCGCCGGCGTTCGTGAAGACGGGTGCCCCGGATTCGACCTCGATGCCGAACTTCGGGGCGCTGATGGTGGCGCCACATTCGACGCCGTCGTAGGTGAGGCTGACCGGAGCGCCGCTGAAGATGGCGCTCGCGTCGATGGTCGTGGCCATGATCCTGTCCTTTCGCTTCCCGGCCGCCGTGGCGGCCGCTGCTGATGACGTGCCGCCTGGGCGGCAACGGTGGAGAGGGGTTAGGCGATAGGCATCACGGGAGCAACTCCGTGCCGGCGTTGACCGCGATGACGACGGATTCGTAGGGCTGACCCGTATCGGGGTCCTTCGTCGCCTCACCCCCACCATCGTCGAAGGAGCCGAAGATCGACCCGGACGTCGGGCTGATCCGGTGGCCCGTGGCGTGGATGGCGTCGGAGACGGCGCCCGCCAGCGCCGCAGCGCCCTGGTACGTGACCGCATAGCACCGGGCCGAAATCCGCACTTCCTGCACCGGAGCCCGCCGGAGACGCGACGTCCCGAGCCGCGACAGGACGACGAACGGCTGATACGACCCAGGCCCCAGGGCATCGCCCTTCGCCGGCTCGCCACCGCGCACGCGGGCCCCCGTGAGGGCAGCCACGGTCGGATCGTCGCGGATCTCCGTGAGGATGCGGCCGAGCGGGTCCACGAGGCTCATGGCCGCTTCGCTCCGAAGACATCCCCGGCGGCCCGACGACTGGCCGAGACGACGCGGTGCTTGATGGCCGCGGCGCGGATGTAGCCCTCGGCATCGGGCAACGTCGCCATCAGTTCGGGCGTCAGGAAGGGCTGGGCGGCCATGTTGACCGTGCCTTCCTCGACGAAGCGCCCGGGGAAGCCGAAGCCGCCGATGACGGTGATGCCCTTGGACAGCTTCGCGGCGCGCGGCTTCTTGACCGACGTCTGGCCGCCCGTGCTCGCTACCCCGACGCGCTTCCGGCCGACGTAGGCGAGGACGCCGCCGCCCTGGATGAGGCCCTGCCCGAGCGGCGTGGCGTCGGGGACGTTGGCGCCAAGCACGACGGCCTTCGCCAGCTCAAAGGCCCCATCGGCCACGGCGAGCGTGATCGCGTCGAAGGCCTGCCTATTCAAGACAATCCTTCTGGCGCCACTCGCTCCGCGGGCCATCAGAACGCCCCTTGCATGGCAACGGTGAGCCTGCTATCGTCATTCCAACGGTGGTTCTGTCGCCGGTTTTTCATGCCCCGGGCGTCGACAGAACCGGCGTTCGGGGCTTTCCCGTTTACGGCCGGGCTAACCGGGGTACCACAGGAGGTTCTGTCTCCATGGCAACCGCAACCGCTCTCCATCCGGTGAGCAACGATGGCGAAGAAGCCGTCTCCACGACCGAGCCATATACGGTTCGCGTCAGCATTCGCGGCAGCGCCGCGATCCTGTTCCATCGTTGGTCCAACGAGTCGGTCGCGGCGAAGGCCGCAGCCGCGAAGAACTCGAAGGCCAAGAAGACGGACGACCTCGCGTCCTACGTCTACCGCTGCGACAACGGCCATCTCGGGCTGCCCGGCGAGTACCTGCGCCAATCGATCATCGGCGCGGCCCGCTTCCGTCAGGACCCGCGCTCTCCGCGCAAGTCGGCCATGGACCTGTTCAAGGCCGGCATCGTCTCCATCACTGAGCTGGCCGACCTCGGCATCGCCGAGCCCGAGTACATCGACCGGCGCCGCGTCCTCATTCAGCGACAGGCCATTACCCGCGAGCGGCCCGCGCTCCGCGAAGGCTGGGAAGCGACCATCGAACTGATGGTGCTGCTCCCCGAGTACATCGACCGCACGACGCTGCTGGACATCATCGGCTCGGCCGGCCGTCTCATCGGCGTCGGCGACTTCCGGCCGACCTACGGCCGCTTTGCGGTCACCGAGTTCATCTAGACGGCAGGACGTGGTGAGACCGGACGTGGCGGGGCTGGGCCAGCTAGGCCGAGGCGGGGTATGGCGCGGCCAAGCGCGACTGGGCCGGGAGCCGACGCGGCGTGGTCGAGCGAGGCGAGGCAGGGCCTGGCGCGGTGTGCCCTGGTGGGGCACGGGAACGGTCTGGCAAGCCCGGCCGCGGAGCGGCTTGGCGAGACGCGGCATGGCTAGGCAGGGCACGGCGGGGTCGAGCGGGGTATGGCGGGGTGAGGCCATCATCAGGTCACCGCCTTCAGGGCGACTTCGAGATGATGGCCGAGACCGGCTGCATCGGGCATGCTGAGGATGTCGAAGCGGTTACCGTCGCGTTCGATCCAGCAGTCCGTCGAGAGCCCGGCGAGCGGGGCCATGTAGGCGATGTGATCGCCGATGACGGCGCCCGCCTGGCTCGTCAGTGCGATCTCGCGGGCGCTTCGCGGCTGGATGAGCCCGGCGACGGTGGCCACGGTGATCGGAGAGCTGACCGGCTGGCCGTAGGCGTCGAGCGTCGGGGTGCCGGCGTCATCGACCTCGCGGACCTGGTCGCCAGAGTCGTGGTTCATGGTGAGCGGGGCGGTGAGTGTCACGACGAGCCCGACCACGCCCCCGACCGCGACCTGGCGGATCTCCGTCTCGCCCGTGTCGCCGACGCGCAGCCAGTTGCCGTCGCTCACGCCCACGGCGGAGGCGACCGCGAGCGTGAGCGAGGCTGCCAGTACGTCGGCGGTCAGGGTCGTGTTGGCGCCGCCTGCCGTCTCGGCGGCGGTCCCGGCGGAGGCGACCAGTCGCTTGACGACGAGCGTGTGGCGGTAACGGGACTCGATGCTCATCTCGTGTCCCTGCTCGGCTGGAGACTCCGACGAAGGAATGCGCGACGTGCCGGCGATCCGTCTTCGACATAACGGCCATACAGCAGCCAGACATAGCTCGTGTAGTCCCGCGGCATCCCGAACCGATCGAGATTCAGGGGAGGCGAAGGGACGCGCGGCGGCACGTAGCCCATCAGTAGATCCCCACGCTCTCGCCGAGGCTCGCGAGGATCGCCGCCCGCTGCTCGGCGTAGGACATCGACGAACCGCCCTGGTACGTCTCGCTCCACGTCCCGATCGTCTGGCTCGCGAGGCCGGGCATGTAGGCGAGGTCGAGCTGCACGAGGGCGCGCTGGACGCGCTGGCGTTCCGCGGTGTCGTCGCGGGGCAGATACTTGACGCTGGTGCGGCCGTACCAGTACCGCCGCGGGTTCGTGCCATCGAACAGCCGGCGCAGCACCGACCCGGACGCGCTGAGTTCGTAGTCATCGGCGGCGAGGGCGAGGGCAGCCCAGCGGACGTCCTCGATGACCGCCGTGACGCTGAGTGCCGATCGGGGCAGCGGCAGCAGGTCACCCGACACCGGCCCCAGGAGGTCGGTCCGCTCACCCGGGTCGCCGGCAGCCTGTGCGATGGCCTCGGCCGCCGCGTCGAGCAGGATCAGCAGCGCCGGATCGGAGAGCTGCGGCACCGGATCGAATGCCCGGTACTGATCGGTGGACAGATAGAGCCGGTGGATCGCGGTCTGGAAGGGCGTGGAATAGGCCGAGAACGTCGTGGCCCCGGCGTCCGAGATGCGCGTCCGGTACCACGTCCCGGCGGTCCCGGCGGCGTCCCAGATGTCGTACAGGCTGACAAGCGTCACGAGCGGCTCCGTCCCGCCCTCGACGTAGACCCCATCGACCGTCGCGCTCGACTCCCAGCGCAGCAAGGCCCCGGCGCCGTAAGCCTCAGGCGCGAGCAGGTCGGCGGTGTTCTCGACGACGACTTCCAGGTGAATCACGGCGCGACCCTCCGGCCGTTGGCGATGACTGGGGCGTAATGGAACGCCGCGACGACCCGCGAGGCGACCACATCGCCGGACGGGAGCACCGACACGCTCACATCGGGCATGCCGGGCGTCAGCGTGAGCCCTAACGGTCCGGGCACGACCGCCACGTTCGCGCTGACGACGACCGTCGGCGTCGCGAACGCGAGATAGAGCGCGATGGCCGCCGGATCGAGGGCAACCGGGGTCCAAACGGCGGGAACGGCACCCGTGGCGCTGATGCTCGCCGCTGTCGGGAGCAGTTGCACGTTGGCCGTCGCGGTGACGCTGGGCGTGGCCGCCGTGAGCGTGAGCGAGACGCCAGCCGGAATGGACAGCGCGGGTGCCAGGACAATCGGCACGGCGCCTGTCGCGGTGAGGGCTGCCGCCGATGGCGTCGCGACGACGTTCGATCCGCTCGTCACACTCACGCTCGGCGTCGCCAGCGCAGTCACGAGGGACACGACCGTCGGTGTCGTCAGGAGAGCCGTGACGATGGGCGCGGTGTAGATCACCATCTCGATGCCCGCGGACGCAGCGCCGTTGTCGTACAGGGCGCTGATCCGCCGGGTCCAGACGTTGCTCTTGGCGTCGGTCCACGAGGTCGGCGCGATGATCGTCGAACCCGACGCGCCGGAGTTGTCGAGGGCGATGCACAACACGCCCATCGACCCGACTGCAAGCGTGGCCGAACGCCCGTCGGGAACGAGGGTAGTGGCGCCCGTATTATGGGTGCCCGTACCCCGGCTGGTAACGGTCAGGGCCATCGGCTAGGCCAGGGTGAAGACCGTCGCGCCGTTGCTGCCGACGGTCATGGTGTTGCCGTTGGTAGCCGTGACATCCGCGCCGCCCGAGTCGAGCAGGGCGAAGGCCATGATGTCCCCGCCGACTTCGTAGATCGCGGCCCACTTGGCGGTCAGGTTGGCCGTTCCCGCCGTCCAGACGGGCGCCGTGGTCATGACGTGGGTGACCGTGGTGGTGCCCGAGTCCGTCATTGCGAGGGCGATTCCGCCCGCGGTGTAGCCCGTGCTCGTGACCCCGACCTCACTGGTGACCCCGGCGAACGTCGTGGACGCCACGGTCAGGTTTGAGGCGGAGGTGAACAGCGCCATCTTGTATGAATCGGCCGTGAGGAACTGCCCGGTGAGGAACTTCGTTCTCGCGGTGTTGGTAAAAACCCATGCGCCGGCGGCCATCGGTTTGCTCCTTTACGCCATCGCGTAGCTAGCCGGCATCGAGCCGGAGTGGATGACGGTGATGTCCGACGCGGCCGCCGGCTCGACCCGCAGGTAGCCCGAGAACGCGACATCGAACGGTCCGTAGAAGCCCTCGGCGATGCTGGCCTTCAGCGTCGCGATCGTCCCGCCGGAATCGGCTATGACGATGGCCCCAGCCGCCGTCGTGTTGACGACGATGCCGTGGAATGTGCCGCTGCCGGTAGCGACGGCGTTCTGCGCGTCCCAGCCGATGACGATCGTGTCTGCGGCGGCGGCTCCGAGGACCCATCCGGCCTGCGTCGCGCTGGCGACCGACGCGAAGAACTTCGCCCCGGTGACGAGGACCGTATGGGCGCCCGGGATGAGGACCTCGGTGATCGTCTGCCCGGACAGATCCTTGCCGACGATCGTGATCGTGCCCGGCGTGTCGGCGGCGTTGACAACCGTCCGGGTCATGGTCACGTGGCGTGCCCCGAACGTCGGCACCAGGGCATCGAGCGCATAGGCGCCGTTCGCCATGTCCACGCTCGTCTTGTAGCCGTCGGCGTCAGCGGCCGGAGCGGCGGCGATGTTCGTGTGCGAGTTGGCCATCACTCAGCCCTCACTTCGGGCGCGCTGATGATGTGGGCGCGCCGCCTGACCGGATGCGGGAAGACGAGCGGGCCGAAGTGGTGCGGGTGCCTGCGCAGGATCGGATCGTCGGCCTCGACGGGTTCGCCCTTGAGGTAGGCGACCGGCGCACCGTCAACCTCGATGACGAACGATTCGGTGACGACCTGGACGGTGGGCTGTTCGAGGGGCTTCGTCGCCATCGGTTGGAACCTCCTTTTGGGAGTTGAGGGGCGAGTTGCCCCGCCCCTCAACCCAGCTACGACTACGGGGCGTTGATGGTGAGCCGGCGGCCGGCATCCACGCTCGCGGGCTTGGCGGTGTTGCGCCACCAGGCGTAAATGCCACGGCGACCCAGAGGCATCGACGGATTGGAGCCATCGAAGATGTGGGGGATGACCTCGACGGTCATGCCGGCACGTTCGATGATGTAGAAGCTGGAGCCGTTGGCCAGGACCGCCACGACGTAGTTGCTCGTCGTGCCGGTCGGGGCCGAGGGAACCTCCCAGATCGGGTACTGGAGCATCCGCAGGCCGGTGTTCCCCACGGGGGAGTTCACCGGGTAGCCGACGGAGGCGTAGTTCTGGCCGCCGAAGAGCTGGCCGCCGGCCGTCTCGAGGGCCTGGAAGGCCCGGATCTCGGCCCGACCCATGAACCACGCCGCGCTGGCGCGGTGGCGGATCGGCAGGGCCGCCTCGACGGCGTAGGCGTCGCCGATGGCGAGGACGTTGTTGCCGATCGTCTCGAGCTCGGTATAGGCACCGGAGGTCGCCTTCGCGGCGAACACGCCGATGGGGTTGAAGCCCGCACCGAGGGCATCACCGACGCCGAGGGAGAAGATCGACTCCTCCTCGGTGTCCTTCGCCTCGGCGATGAGGGACGCCAGCTCGGACACGATGTCCGGGCGATCGGAGAGCAGCTCGAGCGAGAGCCCGCCGAAGCCGTGGACCTTGCCCACGATGGCGCTGATCTGGCCGACAGCCCCCGGACCTTCGACGGGGGCGGCAGCCTCGGCGGCTCGCCCGACCGTGAATGCCGCGACGGTGGCGCCGTTGTACGTGTCGGTCCCGACGATCGTCTTGACCGTGCCGGCAGCCCGATAGGGGTTGACGTTGGTCCAGGCCCCGACATGAAGCAGGGTCGGATCGAAGTAGAACGGGACGGCGAAGCCGCCCGTGGCGTCCGTCTGGACGGTGAGGGGCGCAGCGGCGCGGAACTGCTCAGTCGAGCTGAGGGGGCGTCCCTGGATGTACTTCGTGAAGGCGCGGAGGTACTCCGGCGAGCCCGTCGCGATGACCAGGCGGGCGAGCTCGCGGGTCGGGTTGTACTGGCTGGGCTGGTCGGCGTGGTCCAGCAGCGTGGCGATATGCGCCCGCTCGACGTCGTCCTTGGACTGAGGATGCGGGTAGCGGGCCCGCTCGACGGCGAACATGGCGCCATCGCGGTACGCCTGGTGCATCTCCGACTCGGAGCCGGAGAGGTTGCGGTACTGCTCGAGGGCGAAGATGTCCTCGGGCACATGACGCGGCGCGGTGAGGACGGTACGGCCGGCGAAGGGACGCTCGGCGACCCCTTCGCCCTGCTTCACGAGATCCTCGACGACGGTGCGTCGGGCCTCGAGCTCGGCCTTGACGCCGAGCGCCTTCTTCTTGATCTCCCCGAGCGCCGCCCATTCGGTACGGGCGGCGTCGTCGAACTGCTTGCCCGCCCATTCGGTGTCGAGCTCCGTGATGCGGGCGGCCACGGCGGCGATGTAGGTGGCGTACTCCTCGACGGTCTTGAGGGCGTCGAGATCGGTCAGTGCGAACGGCGAGCCGCCGGCCATCGGCCAGATCGGTGCGCCGTTCTTACGGAGCCCGATCGGCGAGATGCCGAGGGCGACAAGGGTCGCCATCAGTGGCGGCGAAACCGCCCCCTGATAGCGCAACAGGGCGTTGGGGTTCATTGGTTCTCCTGCAGATAGGCGAGCCATTCCTCATCGGAACGGAACCGCCTTGCGGTGGATGCCGCCACAAGCGGCGGGACGGACGCCACGACCGGCGGATCGACCGCAGGTTCGGTGGCGATGCTCGGCTCCGGATCGCCCGGCTCGAGCAGGTCGTCGGCGGCCTCGCGGATCGCCCGCAAGGACCGTTCGGTGGTCGTTGAGAAGGCGGGCCGGCCTTCCTTGGCCCGCAGGCGCGCCCGCTCCCGGGCGTGGGCAACGAGCTCGGTGGCCTCGATGGCGACGGCCACGAGCCGCTCGGTGAACGGCGCCTGGCCGACGAGCGGCGGCGGCTCGCGGTTGGCATCCCGGAGGTGCCCGGCGAGATGGTCGTAGACCCCTGACCGATCCGCGTCGGAGATGTCTGGTCGGCCGGTCGAGCCGGCTGGGCGGTTGAGATAGCCGATGCCGGTTGAGGAGGCGGTCAGGTTGGCCGCCCCGACCACGCCGTCGCTGTCGACCATGTGGTGGATGAACTTGTAGGACGCCTTCGCGTTGGGATCGCCGTCGTCGTCCATCCAGGCGTGCGCGGCGCGGAGCGGCGCCTCCTCGGCCGGGCAGTTCTTCTCCATCATCGCGCCGTCCCAGGCACTGTTGTCGGTCTCGGTCTTGTGGCGCCGGATGGCGCTCGCCGAGAGGTCGATCAGCAGGGAGCCCGCCCGGATCCGTCGCCCGCCGCCCTCGATCGCCCGCCCGAGCCGCTGCACCGTCTGCGCCAGCGGCTCGATGCGGTCGACCAGCCCGGCCGCGAGGGCATCCTTGGCATCGAGCATCCGACCGCCGCCATACTGCGGCTCGACCGTGTTGACCGGCACCCGCCGGCCGGCCGCGACATCGGCGCGGAACTGGTCGTAGGTCACGTCCACCCGGGCCTGGAGGTCGGCCTTGGCGGCCTCGGTCAGCGGCTCGTACTCGTTGCCCTCGGTCTTGTAGGGGCCGGCGCTGATGATCGTCGTCCCGATGCCCATCTCCTCGAGCATCCGACTCATTTCCTGGTGGATGGCGTAGACGCCGATGCCGCCGACGTGGCCGGATGGGGTGACGACGAACTCGTCGGCCTGGACACCCAGCCAGCAGGCGGCCGAGGCGGCCAGGGTGTTCGTGACCGCCACGATCGGCTTGGTTCCCCCACGGGCGCCGCGGAGTTCGGCCGCGAACTCGGTGATGCCTGCCACCGTGCCGCCGGGCGAATGGATGTCGAGGATGATCGCCTTGACGGTCGGGTCGGCCAGCTCGGACATGAGGGCCTCGCGGATCGTCTCAACGCTCGTCCCGCCGAAGTATTCGAGCAGCCAGTCGCAGCGGTATTCGATGATCCCGTAGATCGGGACGATCGAGACCGAGCCGACGCGCCTCGCGCCGCCGTGCTCCATGCCCTGGGCGACGATCTCGACCTTCGCCTTGGACCAGCGGGGATCAGACAGCGCGCCCGGCAGGATGGCCCAGGGGTCGCGGAAGGTCTCGAGCATCGTTCGGTTGAGCGGCGGCATCTCACTGCCCTCCATTGGGGTGTGGCGCCGTGAGCGCCGCTAGTTGCCAGGTGGGCTCTTTCCAAGTCGAGCGAGGCGTCCACGACCGGGGCGTCTCGCCATTGAGGTGAGCGATCGGATCGAAGAGGCTCGGGAACGCGGCGACGAGCGGGTGGTCCGCCGCGAAGACATCGTCACGCGCGACCTGAGAGCCCGTCCAGTCGCCGCTGGCCGGCCAGAAGTCCCGCTTGGCGGCGAAGGCCATCGTTCCGGGGGCTTGGAGCTGGACCGGCACGAGGCCCGAGTGCCGGCCGGAGAGGCGGCGCAGGTCGCCCGACGTGACCGCGTCCACGACCGCGTCGTGCTCCCAGCCGCCGTCGCCGAGCGTCCGCATCGCCTGCGTCTGGATGGAGAGGACCTCGGCGGCATCCTTCACGTCCTCGGCGAGGAACGGGATGTTCCGCTCGTCGTACCAGAGCCGGCTGCCGGGCACCGGCGGGACGATCATCTCGAGTGAGCCGGCGAAGCTCCCCCAGCTCGGGCGCAGCATCTTGTCGGCCTGCAATCGCCGGGTCGCGTTGAAGTTGCCGGCGTTGAGCGCCGAGCCCTGCATCCCCTCGGAGAGCCCGACGATCGTCGGGTGGACGTTCATCGCCGCGGCGATCCGTGTCTCGCCGGAACCCTGGACGACCTTGAAGTCGAGCTGCTGGAGATCCTTGCCGACGACCTGCGCTTCGGCTCCACCGAGGAGGTACATCGTCCGGTAGGCGTTGTACGCCCCGCGGTGCTCCTGCTCGAAGACGTCGATGGTCTCCTGCGCCTTCGCCTTCGTGAGCGTCGGCGGGAACTTGACGACCATGTTGGGCGTGTTGTGCGTGACGATGTAATCGTCGGTGACGTACAGGTGCTCCGGGCCATCGAGATAGATGCACTGGGCGAACTTCCGGCCAGCCGGCTCGATCACCGCGATGTACCGATGTCGCGGCGAACGGCTGGACGGGACCCGATAGGCAGCGACCTTCCGCTCGAGGCGACACGGCATGAGCCAAGCGGGCAGGCGATTGATCGTCGTGGTCCATTGCGGGCGCCGGTTCGGCTCGCCCGGACGATCCTTCACCGGCTTCACCGATGCCCGAGCGCCGAGGCTCCGCGCCAGCTCGGCCACCTGACGGGCCAGGATCTCGCTCGTGTTCGTGAACCGGACCACGGAACCCGCGACGTGGCCGTCCGTATCGATCAGCCCCTGCAGGAGCGCCTCGCGGTCGAAGACCGACGCCCGCAGATACGGCTCGGGGACCGCCTTTTCGTAACCGATTACGTTCCACAGCCCGAGCGATTTGGCGAGCGCGATCATCGGGTGGACATAGGTCCCTGCGCGCTGACCGCGCGGAAGACCGGCCCCGGATCGGCCGCGCCATGCATCACCACGCGCCCCGCCGCGCAGATGGTAGCTGTATTCCTTCTGGTGGATAACCTCGACGCCAACGGGAACGAGCGCCCGCACCGATTCGACGATTTCGGGGTCGGCGGTCGAGAAGGTCACGGCACCATTGCGGAAACTGCCGTCCCCGAGCATGACGCCGAGTAGATAGGGCTCCATCGCGAGCGGGCCAGGATCGTCGAAGGCGATCGGCTCCGGCAACGGGACCGACCATCGGAGCCCACCGCTCCGAGAGGCCGGGCCATCCGCCATGATCGCCGAGAGCGGCAGTGTCCGGGTCACGCCGCGCTCGCGATCGTAGGCCGAGGCGACTTCCCACAGGTGATCGGCCGTGCACTCGGTCACCGCGCCGTCGGAGAATGTCACCCGGAAGATGTCCCGTTCACCCTGCGGGTAGACGCCGAGCACGTCATGCGGCCGGCCATCGCGACCGATGACCCGGTCGCCGATCTCCATCGAGCCCATCGTTGTCCAGCCGGCCGGGGTTAGCACCCGCGCATCGAGCGGCTGAGGCGCCGCGAGCTCCATGAACTTGCCCTTGTGCGTCGTCATCGCAGAATCGCCCCGGATCTCGCGCAGGACCGCCGTCGGCAGGGGCATCCCCCGGTAACGCATGAGGGGGTCGCGGATCGGCGCCCAGTGGGCCACCTCCTCCCGTGCGAACGACCACGTCTCACCCGCGCCATACGGACCGTTCGGGGAGTACGAGAAGCCCCCCACCTCGGCGTCGGGATCCCACGCCGGGTAGGCGATGCCACGGTTCGGCGAGCCCACGAGGATGACCGTCCAGTCCGGGCGCAGGCGCTTGATCCGGCCCGGCCGCCGGACCCCGAACCAGTCGCCCGCGAGGTCGGCGTCGAGCATCGCGACCGAGAGCAGATCGGCCGTCGTCTCGCCCGGCTCCGGCCGCTCGATGATGCGGAGCTCGGGCGTCCCGAAGAGGTCGCCGGGCACCCCACCGCGGAGCTGCTGGAACTGGAACCGCGCCTGGCTGAAGAGGAGGAAGCGGGTCATGAGGCAGGCGAAGACGACGCCGTTCGCCTGGTAGGCGGTCCGCACAAGGCCCCCGAAATCGCCCTCGACCTTCTCCTCGTTCGCCGGCCATGTCTGGTTGAGGAGCGGGGCGCCCGCAGCCATGAGCCAGCCGTAGAGATCCTCGACCGTATACGAGCCCGTCGCTCGGAGCTGGGGCGGCGAGAGGAGCGAGCGGATGAGGCTCATGGCCGCTTCCAGTCGATGGTCGAGCCCAGGAGGACGAGGCCGGCGGTAAAGAGGCCGATCCGCCAGTCGAAGGCGCCGACGGCCACCACGATCGCAGCGAATCCGACGAGCCAGAGGAAACGCTCGACGAGGAGGATCCGGCCGGGCGTCATCGCGCCCTTCCGTAGAGAACCGCAGGCTCGGCCTCTTCGGCCTCGATGTGGACGATCAGACGCCCGATCGCCATCGTCAGGCCGGTGATGCCGTCGATGCGCTCCGTGCTGTGGGCCTTGCTGGGCTTCTGGTTACCCGCCGCATCCGTCTCGACCTCGACATTGCCCGCCATCCAGCGCAGGATCGGGTGCCCGCCATGGCGGAGCTTGTGATCGAGGATGGCCTTCTCCAGCTCCCGCCAGCCGGCGCTGAGGCCGGCGTGGTTCTGGCTGATCGCGACGAGGTTCGCGCCGTCGGCCTGGAGGTCGGTGACGAGCTGCGAGGCGTTCCAGCGGTCATACCCGATCTCACCGACGTCGACGCGCTCGGCGATCGCCTTCGCATCCTCGCGGACGAAGTCGTAGTCAGTCGTATCGCCAGTCGTCGCGACGAGCCAGCCGTCGCGGACCCAGTCGGCATAGGGCACGCCATCGACGCGCGAGCGCTGCTCGATGCCCTTCTTCGGACAGTAGAAGCGGCACTCGACATTGAGGAAGCCGTCGGCGTCGCGGTGGATGATGATGAGCGCAGTAAGGTCGAGGACGGAAGCGAGGTCGAGGCCCGCATAGACCGTCGCCCCGTCGGGAATGACCGGCTCCGCGGCATTGTCCGGATGATCCCACTCGGCCATGTCGATCGCCCGGGTAGAGACCTGCGTCGGGACGTTCATGTGTTGCTGCAGATAGACGGTTAGCGCGGCCGGCGATCGCTGCGCCTTGGCGGCCCGCTCGCGCAGGAAGTCGAGCTGGACACTCACGCCGAGGTTCGGATTGGCCTTCGGCCAGACGGCCTCGTCGAATGGATCGTCGCCTTCGTCGAGGGTGTAGATGATCGCGAAGGTGGAATCGTCGGTCGCGCGGCCCTCGAGGATCGCCACGGCGTCGGCGCGTTCGTCTGCCCACACGGACACGCGCCTCCTCCCAGCCACGGTGAGCTTCCAGATCATCGGCTGGCTCCGCACGGACGCCGATTTCTCGATATTGTCGAGCAGGTCTCGGGCGTCGTGGTAGGCGAGTTCGTCGATGATCGCGCCGCTGGCGTTGATGCCCTGGTCGGAGTCGGAGTCCCGGCCGAGTGGCTTGAAGAAGCTGGCCGAACTCGTCTGCGACAGGCTGCCCGCGTTGATCTGGATGGCCCTCTGGAGGCTCGGGCTCTTGCGCACCATCTCCACGGCGGCGTTCCACGGGATCTTGGCCTGCTCACGCTTCGTCGCCGCGGCGTAGACCTCGGCCCCGGGCTCGCCATCGAAGAACGCGAGCCGGAGCCCGGCCCCGCCAGCCATCGTCGACTTGCCCTGCTTGCTCGCGCACTCGACGTAGACGTAGCGGAACCGCCGCGTGCCGTTCTCACGCTTCCAGCCGAACACCGAGCCCACGATGAACTTCTGCCAGGGCTCCAAGACGATCAGGTCGTCGCGGCCCTTGTAGTGGTGCAGCAGGTGATAGAAGTCGATGTCCTTCTCCGCTTGCTTCACGTCGAACCGCAGGCCGCGCTCGTGACCCGTGGCGAGATCGGACAAGTGACGCTCGCACGCCTTCCGGACGAGGAGATCCGCGACGATCCGACCGCTCACGACATCGAGCGCGTACTGCGTGACCGGGTCCGCGGGCGGCGGCGGCACCATCCTGTGGCGGGCGCGTGGAGCGAGCGTCGAGATGGTCATCGGGCAGCCCATTCGGCCAGCGGGTCGATCTCAACGGCCGCCAGCGCGGAGACCTTCGTCCGCGACGACGGGGTCATCCCGAAGCGGTCGAGCATGCCCACGACCCGCTTCCACGCATCGGACCGGATCGCCATCGCGGGATGCGGGCGGATCATGAGCGACCCGTTCTCGGTCGTCGTCGTGTAGTACCGCCGGCCCGGCTCGTGGCCGGGCCGGACGAGATGGCGCTCGCCAGTGGCCTTGTCCTCCACGAACTCGGGCGGCGCCGTGCACCGCTTCTTCGATGCGACCGGCAGCCCGCAGAGGCCGCACGCGATGCCCGTGATGAGATCGCCGGCCTCGAGGTAGTCGCCGTAGGCATCGACGAGAACAGCCAGAGCCGCCTGATCCATGACGGTCAGGAGACGTTGCGCAGTCAGGAGCTCGACGAGCGTCGCCCAGGCGCGACGACGACGCGCTCCGTGCAACCACGGGGGCGGACGCGTTCCGGGGACGAGTGCCGACGGCTGCGGCTCGGCGGGGTTCGCACGGTCGCGACGGTCCGTGCCCTGGAGCATCTTGAGCGCAGTCGGCTTCGGCAGGTTGCTCATCCGAGGCCGCCGACTTCGGGATTCACCAACTGGCGGTGCGCGTAAAGGGTTGCGCGGGTGTCCTGGGATCGACCCACGATCCCGTCGAAGCCCCTCCCCCCTACCATGTCCCGCCGCACCCCGAGCCGATCGTGGCAGCGGTGCTCCGGGCAGCGGCAGAGCCAGCGCTTGTTGGCCGGCTCCTCCCCACCGCCGAGGCTGTGCGGGATGCGGTGGTCGCGCTGGAGGTTCCGCGTGCAGCCACAAGCCTCGCAGTACGCCCCGGGGCGATGCACCGCCCGGTCGATGCGATGGGCTCGGCCGTACCCGCGCTCGGCTTCGGTCAGCCGGTGCCGGGCGCAGCGGCCCCGCCCCCCAGGTACCGCCATGTACGGGCACCGGGACACGGAGCAGGCGCTAGGCGGTGACGTCGGCATCAGCCCTCCATGCGGAAGCAGCGCTCGCAGCGCTCGAAGGGGCCGGACTCCTCAGGTTGCGCTGGACGACCGTGGCGTCATCGAGGTTGTCCTCCTCGAACGCGGGGTAGCGGTGCAGCCGGTTGCCCTGGACCAACGCATAGAGCGGTTCGTCAGCCATGGCCGTCTACCCGCCCGGCACGATCGAGCGGTCCCCGATCGAGCCCTTCAGCGAGCCGAGCGTCGCGACCGCATAAGCCACCAGGGCGACGGAAGCGGCGAAGCCGAACGGCGGCAGGGCCGGGATCGTGAGCGCCTCGACGCCGTGCCCGAGCAAGCCGAGGCCGAAGATCGGGAACCAGACCTTGGACACGTGGCTCGCGAGGAACGCAGTGACGTACTCGGCGCTGAACGTCTTGGCCGCGAGCGCCACGAGGATCGAGCCGCCGGTATCGATGGCCCCCAGCAGGGCCAGCAGGCCGACGATTGACCCGAGCGGCAGGTTGATGAAGTCGGGCATCACGTTTCTCCCTTCCTACGATCCGAGCGCGGCTTTCGCGTTCTGGATCTTGGCGATGAGCGGCGCGGTCGCCGCGAAGATGGCCGCGGCGCAGTCCGCGGTTGGCGCCGGCCGTGTCGCGCTCGGGTGGACGAGCGCCACACGACGAATCCCGCCGGTGGTCACATAGATCGCCCGCTTGCCGCCCACCCGGTAAGGGCTGAGGCGATTCGTGAGGGCCGCGGAGAGCGTGGTCAGCGCGGTCACGCCGTCCAGCTCGAAGACCTGCGCGCCGGCAGTGGTATCCATGAGGACCGGAGTTTCGTCGGTGATGGCGGCGGGGGTCATGAGTCCCTCCAACGTGGGAGCGACGAGCTGCGCCACTCCGGCTTTCGCGACGAAGCGCAGCAGCTCCGCCTTCGGCATGGGCTCGCCGTTGTACGCGCCCTCCGGCGCCAGCGGGTCGCACCACCACACGGCATCGGTGCCATCGAAGCGGTAGACGAAGACGGCGTGGTCGACGACGCTGCCCGGGGACCAGCGGCGCCAGCGCGAACCGGATGGCCAGGCTCCGGTATTGCCGATGACGACGGCCGCGGTGCCGGGTGCCAGCGTGGCCCACAGGGCGCTGGCGGGCACTGGGTCGGGCAGCGTCCACTTGTACCGGACCTGCACACCGGCTTCGAGGTTCCAGAAGTTGCTGAAACCGAGGTCGCCGGACGCCAGCCGGAGCGCGTCACCCTCGGCATGGGTAGCTGGGATGGTCGGATCGTGGACCTGACGGAGCCATTCGACCGCGCTCATCCAGAGGCAGTCCTCCCACTTGCCGCTCTGGCGCTCGGAGACGTGCTTGTGGCCGGACGGCGCGCTCATCTCACACCCTCCTCGGGCTCACAAAGCCCCTCGCGACAGAATCCGCAGACCATGACGACAGCCTCGCGGCAGCCACACGCATGGCCGCAGAAGGCGGCCGGCTCGGGCAGCGCTCGGGGGAAGGTCGGCGGGACGATGACGAGATCCGGGTCCTCGCCACGCTTCCGAGCGCGGCTGCGTGCGTGGGAGAGCTGCTCCCGTTCGCGGTACTCGGGATGTGCGGCCACCCAGGCTGATTTGTACCCGTTCCGCCACTCGGGCTCGTGGTAGCGCCCGCCACGAGAGCCCGGGCCGGTCGGCCGCGAGCGCCCCGAGCGCTTCATCATCCCCAAGGCGGGCGGGGCGTTCATCGCTCGTCCCACTGGTTCGCGACGGCATGCTCGACCGCCTCCGCGAGCGATCCGCGCCAGGGACACGCCTCGCACTGGTAGAGGACATTCTGGACCAGGGCGACGCAGGCGTGAATGAGGAACCTCATCGGGCACCCGTCCCGAGCATCACGACGAGCGCCACGATCGACACGATGGCCGATAGGATCGAGGTGCCGAAGGCGACCTTCATGAAGGCAAACGCGCCCTTGAGCTCGTTCTGCCAGGCGATGAGCGCGTCGAGCTTCGTGTCGTGGTCGAGCAGCATCTCGCGCTCCGTCACCAGCACACGATGTTCGGGTGTCGCCGCATCGCCGCTCACAGGCCGTGCCGAACCGTCCGAGCCAGGGAGGAGGGGAGGCACAGACGGCGCGGCGCGGCGCAGACGAGGTCCACGACGGCCAGCGTAGCTGCGGGCAGCCGGATTCGGCTACGTCACGAAGGGCACGTGCCCTGGGACTACGCGCGGCCCTCGAGATCGTAGAGCCAGTCGTCCGGGATACCGCACGCCGCGTCGTCCACGCCGAAGATCTCGTGGCGGGTGGCGCGCCAGAGGCCGATCAGGAGCGGCAGGATCGTCCGGCTCTCCGCGATCAGATGCGCATCATCCTCGGCGACGTTTTCGACGATCCGATACTCGCCGGCCATGACGCACCAGTTGTCGCTTTGCCATTGAGCCTCCGGGCCCATCGGCTCGGCCGTCCAGGGCCCTGCCGTCGCGGCCGTCTCGAGTGTGGCGAGCGTCTCCGGGATCATTCAGACGGGCTCGTCTCGCTCGACAGCCTCGACGAGAGCACGGAGGGCCTCTTCGGGATGTAGGGCATCAGCGAGCGACACGCTCCTCACCAGGCGCTTGGACCAGCCGAGATCGATCGGATGACGCATCTCCACCTCGGCGAACCACTCCCCGTTGTCGAAACCGACCTCCATCTTACGCCGCGGGCCGCCGCCCGCCCCACACGACGTAGGCCGCCTGGGCGGCGCTGTTCACCCCGAGCGTGCGGTAGAGCGAGCGCAGATGGTTCCGCGTCGTGCCGGGCGTGATGCCAAGCTCGTGGGCGGCGGAGCGGATCGAGGCGCCCGGGCGGCAGACGGCGCGGAGGACCTCCAGCTCCCGGACGGTCAGCGGACTCCCGGGGACGGTCATCAGGAGCACCGATACCGCCAGCCATTCCGCCAGCCATTCTCGCTGCGCGACCTTTCCCCGAGCTTCCCGTCAGCCCTCATGTTGCACGCTCCTGCACGCTCAGCGGAATCGGGCCCAGCACAACCGCTCCTGAATGGGGTTCAAGAGGTCGCTGGTTCGAATCCAGTCGCCCCGACCAGCTTTCACGCACGGAATGGCTCATCGTGAACGGTTACTCTGGCTCGGCTTCATCGTCGGCGCCAGCCATTCCGCCAGCCATGTCTCGCCGCCGTAGGATCGCCAGGACCTGCGGCAGCGACGGCCACGGACGCCGCGGAGTCACCATGACCATAAGCCGCAGGCGAAAGTCGCCCGTCTCCGGGTCGATCTCGAAGGCCCGACGGATGAACTCGCGCTGCCAACGTTCGGTCATCCCAGCACCTCCCCGAGCTTCGACATCGCGGCTACCTGAGAGTCGCGGATCACGTGAGCATATCGAGCCGTCATCACAACCTTGGAGTGCCCCAAGATGCTCGCGATCACGAGCGGCTCCACGCCTTCGGCCAGGAGCAGGCTGGCGCAGGAATGGCGCAGTTCGTGGAACGTCAGGCGGGGCAGCCCCGCACGGGCGCAGACGACTGTGAAGCGGCGGCTCACGTGGCTCGGCGAGGCGCGCCAGAGCGGCCCGACGCCGCGGCCTTGGCGGCGCAGTGCCTCGACGACGAAAGCGGGCAGCGGCACGTCGCGGATGCCGCTCGGCGTCTTCGCAGCCCGGACGCGGAGCAGGCCGCCATCGAGGTCCACGTCGCCCCACTGCAGCCCGAGTAGCTCACCTCTACGGAGTCCCGTGCCAAGGGCGGTGACGTAGAGCGCCTCGAGCGGCTCCCCGGCGACCGCGGCGAGAAAACGCCGCGCCTCGGCCACGCTGAAGTGGCGCGCGGCGCGCTGTTCGAGCTTCGGCATCGCCACGGCGGCCGCGGGGTTGCGCACGAGGAAGCCGTCGCCCTGCGCCTGGCGCAGCACCATGCCGAGCACCGCCAGGACGCCCCGGACGGTGCGCGGGGCGTAGCCCTCCCGGACACGCTCGGCGACGAGCGAGCGGACGGCAGCGGGCGTGAGGCGGATGAGCGGCAGATGCGCGAGGTCCCGCAGATGCAGCCGCACGAGGACCTCATAGAACGCCCAGGTGGAGGCGCGGACGTTCGGCTTGACGCCCGCCAGCCAGCCCTCGGCGTAGGCCCCGAGCGTCATGCGCTCGTCCTCGAGGGGAAGGCCACCACGGAGGCGGCGGAGGTTCTCGGCGAGTTTGCGGGCGGCTTCCTGACGCGTCGACGCCCGGTATTCCTTGCGGACCCGCCGGCCTTCGCCGTCCCGCCCGAGCGAGATGGCCGCGACCCACGAGCCGTCCCCGCGCCGGTAGATGCTGCCCTCTCGCCAGCCGCGCCGTCCCATCGCTCCGGAGTGTACGTCCGGCAGGCCGCGAGATAGGCGTCGAGGTCGGCGCGGGCGATGCGCACGAGCTTCGGGCCGAGCAGGATGACCGCGAGCTGCCCGGCCCGAATCCGAGCCTGCACCGTCCGCTTCGAGCACTTCAGCACCTCCGCGACCTCGGCCAGCGTCAACAGCTCGGTCACCATGCCTCTCCAGCCAAGAGCCCATCGAGATACGGATCCGCCGGCACGCTCGCCGTCTCCTCCCGCGTCGAGAAGAGGTAGAAGAAGGCCCACAGCAGGCCCAGCGTGGCGAGGACGCCGAGGGCGAAGGCGGCGATGTGGGTCATGGGAGAGGCTCCGATTGTGGATAAGTCGGGCCAGAAACCGCACATACCCTATTGACAAATGGCCGGAGAGCGCCCATACTGCACACATCAGATAGGCAGACAAGGAGAGCGAGATGACCATCCAGGCGAAGTTCCCCGGGACCTGCGGCAAGTGCGGACGACGGTTCGCGGCCGGAACGATGATCTCCTGGCAGCGTGGCACGGCCCCGTCGCACACGACCTGCTCGACGCAGGGACTCCCCACCGGACGCGGCACGACCGCTTATCCGGGCCGCTCGCGGACCGCGGAGCGCCTCAATCGCGACAGCAAGTTCTGGGCCGGCCGCGGATACGGCGACGGCGACCTCTAGATGAACATCGACGAACTCCGCAGGATCCTCGAAGAAGCCGAGCCGGGAAAGGCCGCCGAGGGACTCCAGATTCATGACGGCTGGCGCGCAATCGTCCGGTCTGTCGGGGATGGGCGATTCGCTGTGGACGTCGAGAACGAGGCCGAGCCGTGGTTCAGCCTCGTCTCCGTCGCCGAGATCGCGCAGCGCGCCGGCGTCGCGTGGAGCACGGTCCAGAGCTGGCGCCGTCGCCACGCCGACTTCCCGGCGCCGCTCGTCACGCTCGCGGCCGGACCCGTGTGGGACTGGGCGGACGTCGAGCGCTGGATTGCGGTGCCACGACCGCAGGGGCGGCCGCGCAAGGGTTGACAGACTCACGACCCGCCCTCCCGCTTGCGGGCTTCGGCGGCGTCGAGGCGGGCGAGGACCTGCGCCGTGTCGCAGGGCCAGTCCTTGCCGCACCCCGCACAGGCCCCAGTCGGAGTCGGGAGCCCCAACCGCGGGTACTGAACCGTCGGAGCGTGCCGTGCCCGGATCGCCTCCAGCGACTCGCTCATGGCTTCGGTTCCGGGGAGAGGGCGGCAACGCGGTCTATCGTGATCGCAGTCGCCAGATGCTGACCGAACTGCCGCTCAGCGGTGAGCCAGTTGTCCGACGGCTTGCCGATCCAACCACAGGAGCAAAACGGTTTGTCATGCCGCGAAGCTCCGAAGTGATGCTGATCAATGGCAATCGTCAAACGGGCGATCTCGGCTTCAATGTCCGAGCCATCCGGCAGGAACACTTCACGATGCCGCCGCCCCTCGACGCGCCCATCGCTCATCCGTATATGCGTTCCGAGCTTCATCGCTCGTAACCGTGGCACTGACAGATGCAGTCGTAATGGCGGCCTAGTGCGTTGCGGGCCATCTGGCACCGTTCGCTATGGCCGAGCGGCTCGACTGGTGCGGGGACGGTGTCCCGCTCTCCCTCGATGATGTGCAGGACGGCGGCGATGATGTGCGGGTCCACCTCTGCCGTCTCGCCAGTGGGCGGATGTTCGTATCGCAGCCCCTTCACCCCCGCCACGATGCGGGCCTTCTCGGCGGCGACGGCCTCGGCTATCTCTTTCTCCTGCTCCAATCGCTCCCACTCCTTTATCGTGATGAGCCCCGGTACCGCCCCAATGAAGCAGAGCATCGAGTGGTCGCCGCCACGACGTGCGTGCGTCTCCGGTCGGCAGTTTGGAAGGTCCAGCAGCCGCTTCCCAGCTTCGGTCACAGCTCCACTCCTTCGGCTGTCGGTGGCAGGGCGGGCCACCACTCGAAGACCTGGATCGGCGGTGTGTGGTACCTGTCGTAACAGTGCTCAAACACACCATCGCGACACCTACCAGCGGCTGCATGCAGCGCGGCCCGAACGGCTTGGGTCTCCCACCACTGCTTCATATCGTCGGATCGTTCCAGCTTGCGCAGGGCCTCCACCTCGGTCCGCGGCGCGAACCGCAGGCGGCAATCGGCGCAGGCCCACATCGCGACGTCAGCCGGGCCGCCATCGTCATAAGCGTAGGTCGTGATGACGCGATGTTCGCAGTCGGTCACGGCAGGAACACCGTCGCGATCAGCCGTGTGTGATGACTCCGATGGCCCCGGTAGTTGCCGCACCGCTCCCCGTGCCAGTCCCCACCCTGGCGGAAGCGGAAGCGGCAGCGCAGCCCACCGATCTTGACCCGGCAGGCGACGCACAGACAGGCACCCGGGGCACGGAACCCGCGATGCGGGATGTCGCTTTGCCAGACGCTCATGGTTGAACCTCCCAGGAGAACCGATCGTTGCGCTCGGTCGTGAACTCGCGGCGGTCGCCGGGGAACCACCGAACACGCTGGAACGGATATATCTCCAGCCCACGGCCGATGTGACCATCCCCTTCACGGCTGAAACTGGAGCCGAGATGGCCGGCGCCGTCGATGCAGCGCGTCACCAGCGTGACGCCATAGCGCAGGGCCCACGGGCAGCGCGTGCTCGGCTTGGTCTTCGTCATGGCCGGACTTCCACTTCGATGACCCCCGGGTCGGTCGTCCCGTTCCCGCCGCGCGGGTCGAAGAGGCGGAACGCCTGGATGGATAGGTCCAGCAGCTTGTACGGCTCGGCCGTGTCACAGCGGCAGAAATCGTTGAGCGTGATCGAAAGACAGAAACCATCCATCCGGCAGACGGACACTTTCGCGCCGCGCCAGCCCGGTCCCAGCGCCGAACGGAGCGCTGGCCCGGCCGCGGCAAAGAGGCCGTCACGTCCCGTCGCATGCCAGGACGCACGCCCCGAGATGAGCGGCTGGCGACCCTGACCGTCGCCAGCCTTGCCGCCGTTGGCCGGGGGTGGGAGATCAACACCCGTGTCAGGAGCGGCCGCCGGGGTCGAAGCCCCGGAGGATGATTGGGGAGGTTCGTAGAGCGCGAGGTTGGCCGGGAGCGGCGGGGGCATCCAGCGGTGATGGCTCGGGGCCATGCTGGCCGCGGCGCGGATTCCGGCGAAGAAGCCCACGGCAAGGGCCAAGATCGTGATGAGCAGCAGCCGGACGAAGGGCCTCACGGCTTACCCCGCAAGGCGACGAGGGCGGCGGCGCCTGACCGAAGCCGGACCGCGCTCTCGGCGAGGTGGCCGGTCTCCCGATCGGCGGAATCGGCCGCGGTCTCCAAGGTCCGAGCGATGGAAGTCCATCGGTCGCGACGCTCGCCGAGGACGAACTGGACGGCCGCGGCGATGTCGCCCGCTTCCGCAGCGCCGAAGGGGCTCTCGAAACCCTCCGCGAGCAGATCGATCCCGGTAAGCTCGATGAACCGCTCGACGCGCTGGACGATCCGATCGTACTGGCCCGAGGCCCGGGCGACACCGACCTTCACCCCATTCTCGACCTCGGCTTCGTACTCCGCCTTGACGATGGCGGTGACCTCGGCGCGCAGCGCATCGGTGGGCGTCGGGAGCCGCCGCATGACGGCCGCGCCGAACTCGCGATCGGGTGGCAACGCCTCGGACCGCTCGGCCGCGCGCTTCGTCTGGATGCGGCCGGCACGGTCCACTTCGAGGAGGCCCCAGGCGGGCGCAATCGTCCCGAGATGGAGCGGATCGATGAGGCCGGCGGGGGCGGCAATCCAGAAACGATCACAGTGGGTTGCGATCGCGTCGGCCTTCGCGGGCTGACGAACTTCCCGGCGCCAGTCGGCACGTGACACCTTGATCTCGATGCCGTGGACTTCGAGGCCCCGTGAGGGCCAGAGCCCGAAGGCGATGACGTCGAGCCAGCGGCCGGCGTTCCATCCCGTACCGTTCCCGACCTGCTCGACGAGCGCCCAGGCCTCGCCATAGTGCCGACGAAGCGCGATGACGACCTCGACGCTGGTCATCCGAGGAGCACCGTGGCGGAGAGGCGCAGGCCCGGGCGGGTCACCAGCCGTCTCCGAAGTGCGTCTTGTCCTTGCCGCACCCCGAGCAACGGCAAATCCAGACGGGCTCGTACCACGACGGCTCCAGGC